ACGGCCCACATACTGCCCCACGATGCCCGTGTGCGCGAACTTGGCAGCGGTATATCCCGCAGTGAGACGCTTGAAGGCTTGGGCATTCGCAACATCACAATCGCGCCGAACATCCCGATTGAGGATGGCATTCAGGCTGTGCGAAATGGATTGGCTAGAACGTATATCCATGAGGGGCAAACACGCCTGATCGAAGCGCTGCGGCAGTATCAGCGCGATTGGGACGAGCGGTCAAAGACATGGCGATCTAAGCCAAAGCATGACCACACATCACACACGGCTGACAGCCTGCGCTATCTGTTCGTGGGCTATCGTCCAGTGGATGATGATTGGAACACGCCAATCAAGCGGAACCTCAAGGGCATAGCCTAGCGTTTGGGAATATGCTAATGTGCCAACATTCATAAATGGGGGTGACCATGAAGAAGTCCGAAAAGATCGCCAAAGTGATGGGCGAGTATAAGCGCGGCACTTTGCATGGCGGCATGGACCCCAAAGGCCCAAAGAAAGCGCCTGTTGTCACATCTCGCAAGCAGGCTGTTGCAATCGCTTTGTCACAGGCTGGCAAGGCTAAGAAGGGTAAGATGTAATGAGCAAGACCGCAAAACACTATCTGCCAAACGGCAAGGTCTACACTGGGCCTATGCACAAAGCTGGCACTGTCTTGATGACGGGTGCAAGCCATACCGCGCAAAGTAAAACGCTGTCTCACACACCACCGAAAGCAAAAGGGTCAAAGAAATGAAGGGTCTCTACGCAAACATTAACGCCAAGAAGGCGCGCATCAAGGCTGGATCGGACGAGAAGATGCGTAAGCCCGGCGCCAAGGGCGCTCCAACTGCGGCTGCGTTCAAGGCATCAGCCAAGACTGCAAAGAAGCCCAAGTAATGCCAAAGACGCCCGCATGGCAGCGATCTGAGGGAAAGAACCCCAAGGGCGGACTGAATGCCAAGGGCCGTGCGTCTGCCAAGGCCGAGGGTATGAACCTAAAGCCCCCAGTTAAGACCGGGGATAATCCGCGCCGAGCATCATTCTTGGCGCGGATGAGCGGCAATGACGGGCCTGAACGCGATAAGGATGGAAAACCCACGCGATTGCTGCTATCACTGCAAGCATGGGGCGCAAGTAGCAAGTCTGACGCCAAGGCTAAAGCCAAGGCCATCTCGGCCCGCAACGAGGCAAAGAAGAAATGACCATATCGACATACGCCTTGCTAAAGTCGGTTATCGCAGATTTCGTCAACCGCGAGGATTTGACCAGCGTCATTCCCACGTTCATAACGTTGGCTGAAGCCGATATGCAGCGCAAGGTGCGCCATTGGCGTATGGAAGAACGGTCAACGGCCCAGCTAGATACGCAGTTCTCAGCCATTCCCGCAGATTGGGCAGAGACGATCCGCTTTTACCTGACCACGGGTGAGACATCGCGGCTTGAGTTGATAAGCCAAGCGGAACTGATCGACCGCAAGCAGCGCGATGGCAACGTAACGGGTCGCCCGTATTACTACGCCATGACAGGCTCGCAGTTTGAACTCTATCCCGTGCCTGACGGAACCTATGCTGGCGAGTTGGTATATTTCGCAAAAATCCCTGCGCTGTCGGACGCGGCTACGACAAACTGGCTGCTGACAAACGCACCTGATGCTTATCTCTATGGCGCATTGCTGCATTCAGCGCCTTACCTCAAGGACGATGCCCGCATCCAGCTTTGGGCAGGGCTGTATCAATCTGCAATCGACGGCTTGAACATATCTTCAGAAGATGCGCGGCACAGCGGAACTGGCCTGCGTATGAAAATCAGGAGCATCTGATGTCACTTACAAACTCTTTCGAAACCAGCGTCCTAACATATCTGCTGACCACTGGAACGGCTTCGCCTGTTCGCCCCACAGTTTGGTATCTCGGCCTGTTCACAGCAGCGCCGGGGGAAGCTGGTGGCGGCACTGAACTTTCTGGCAACGGATACGCCAGACAGGCCATTACATTCACAGTCAGCGGTGACACGGCATCCAACAACGCAGCGCTTGAATTTCCAACGGCAACTGCAAGCTGGGGAACCATCACCCATGTTGCGGTGTTCGACGCTTTGACAACTGGCAATATGATTGCCTATGCAACGTTGACAGCTTCTAAAGTTATCGACACGGGCGATGTTCTCCGCGTCCCATCGGGTGATCTGGACATCACGTTGAACTAAGGGGGAATTGCTGTGGCAATCTATCGCACAGGCTTTGGCACTGGCGCTTATGGCGTCAAAGCCTTTGGGCTTGATGGCGACATTGTTGATGCGGCAGCTGCACTCTCAATCGCCTTTAGCGCATCGGCATCTGCCGATAGGCTTGTAACAGCTTCTGCGGCAACAACGATTTCGTCAGCATCAACGGCTGCGGGGAGCCGTCTGCGTATTGCTGATGCTACAAGTGCCATCACATCGGCATCAACAGCTTCTGTTGTCAGCATAAAAAGCGCATCCGCTACAGCATCATGTGCCGCAAGCACAACTTCTGCTGCTCAACGGGTCCGCAATGTTGATGCAGCAGCATCTATCGCAGCAAGCGCATCAGCAGACGCAGAACGAACGCGGAATGTTTCTGCCGCTGCGGCAGTTGAAACCATCGCATCTGCATCGTCAGTTGCAATCATCAATACATCGGCATCAACAGGCTGCATTGTTGGATTTTCAGCAACTTCGCAGCGTGTGCTATCTGGTAGTGCGCTTTCCTCAATTTCGTGTATAGTGGCCGCAACGGCTATCAAAAAGTGGGAGCAAGGCTCAGACACTTCCGAGACGTGGACGCCTCTAAGCGACACATCGGAGACTTGGACTGCTCAATCAGATACGGCAGAGACATGGTCTGCACAATCTGATACAAGTGAAGCATGGACGCCTGTTTCGAACACGGCGGAAACTTGGACATTAGCGGCATAAGGGCGGCTCAAAATGGCAGACACAACTACCACGACTTTTGGATTGACTAAGCCAGAAGTGGGCGCATCCGAGGATACTTGGGGAACCAAGATCAACACAAACTTGGACAGCCTAGACGATCTCTTGGACGGCACAACTGCAATTAAGCCAAACCTGTCTGAAGGATTGTGGAAGGTCGGCGGCACGGCTATCCTTCCAACCGCCGCTGAGTTGAACTTTGTGGATGGTGTAACCTCCGCCATCCAAACGCAGCTTAACGCAAAGGCTGCACTTGCCTCTCCCGCACTGACAGGCACACCAACTGCGCCTACTGCAACCGCTGCAACTAACACAACGCAACTTGCAACTACGGCTTTTGTAACTACTGCGGATAACCTCAAGGCTAACCTTGCATCCCCAGCACTTACGGGGACACCAACTGCCCCAACGGCGGCAGTCACGACAGACACAACTCAGATTGCCACAACTGCATTTGTTAATGCAGAAATTTCAGGGGATGTTGGCGTTGCGAACTCGTCTCTAGTAAAGACTGCACTAAATGCCAGCGGTTCTGCGCCTATCTATGCTAATCGTGCTTGGGTAAACTTCAACGGCACAGGCACTGTTGCCATTCGTGCATCTGGGAACGTCACAAGCATCACGGATAACGGCACGGGCGACTATACCATCAACCTCACTACCGCGATGGCTGACGCAAACTATTCTGCCATAGCTACCTGCGATAGTGTTTCATCAACACCTAACCTTACTACCTTGGCTACTTCCTCTTTTGGCATAAATACTAGGTATGCTGCGTCAAACTTGAGCCAAGACAAGACAATTGTTACCGCAGCAGTATTTCGATGAGGACCACACCATGACCCAACGCATCATATACAGCAGCAACGATGGCAGTGTTTCTGTGATCATTCCAGCGCCCGACTGCGGCTTAACGGTCGAACAGATCGCCCTAAAGGATGTGCCGTTCGGCAAACCTTTCAAGATCATTGATGTAGCTGATCTTCCCGCCGACCGCACACAGCGCAATGCTTGGGTTGTTGACGAAGCTGACCTGACGGATGGCATTGGCGCAGATTACGGCATTGGTTCTGAAAACCCCTTCATCATGCTGGAGGCTGAACAATGATCATTAAGATCGACCAAGCTAAACTTATCCCAACTCTGGATCAGCAGAAGGTTGCACGGGCAGAAGCCTATAACACTGAAGCCGACCCGCTGTTCTTCAAGGCCCAACGCGGGGAAGCAACAATGGATGAATGGCAAGCCAAGGTCGCAGAGATCAAGGCCCGTTTCCCGTATCCAGCGGAGTAAGGCAAATGCCTCTTGTCCCGCTTGCCATTCCGCCCGGTATTTACCGCAATGGGACTGATTATCAAGCATCAGGCCGCTGGCGTGACGCTAGTCTAGTCCGCTGGACAGACGGAACCATGCAACCTATCGGTGGGTGGTCGGCGCGGGCAACTGTCTCATCAAACAAGAAGGTGCGCGGCTCTATAGCATGGAGTGTAAATGATACCACTCGCCAGATGGCGGCGGGAACCTTTGAAAAACTGTTTGCCATCTCGGCCTCAAACACTGTCACCGACATCACACCCACAAGTTTTACGACAGGCAATGCAATCGCGGCCCTCAACCTTGGCTATGGCGGCGGGCTTTACGGCGACTATTTATACGGGACGCCGCGCCAAGATGCAGTAACTTACAGCGAAGCCACGACATGGAGTTTGGACACTTGGGGTGAATATCTGATTGCCTGCTCCAGCAAGGACGGCAAGATTTACGAATGGCAACTCAACACTGCCAATGATGCCGTTGTCATAACAAATGCGCCCACTAGCAATTTAGCGATTGTGGTCACCGAAGAACGCTTCCTGTTTGCTCTTGGCGCTGGTGGTGACGTTCGCAAAGTGAGGTGGTGCGACCGCGAAGATAACACGATTTGGACGCCTGCCGCGACGAACGAAGCTGGCGACATTGATTTGCAAACCAGTGGACAGATCATGCTCGGCATCAAGGCGCGGGGGCAAACGCTTATCCTAACAGAACATGACGCCCATGCGGCGACATATCAGGGTCCGCCCTTTGTCTATGGCTTCGAGCGGGTTGGATCGTCCTGCGGGGCTATTTCACGGCGCTGCGCGGCTTCTGTGGATCGCGGTGTGTTTTGGATGGGAACCCGTGGCTTCTTTGCATTCGCTGGCGGACAAGTCCAAGACGTCCCCTGCGAGGTAACTGATTACATCTTTAATAACATCAGCACATCGCAGAAAAGCCTTGTCCATGCCGTGACAAACTCCAAATTCAACGAAATTTGGTGGTTCTACCCGTCCGCAGCAAGCACCGAATGCGACAGTTATGTCGTTTTTAACTATGAGGAAAACCACTGGACGATTGGAACGCTTGCGAGAACATCCG